CCTGGAAGAGTAGTAATTTCAGTACCCTTACCACCTTCACGACGTGGCATCCAGAAATCTTCCATCATCGACAAATGGCGACGATCATCTCTGACCTCGCCTGTCGTAGCATCATAAACAATCTTATTACGGAACTTGTTCATAATGTCTGTAACATACTGCTCTGCTTTCAGCTTCGGTAAGTTACCCACATCGATGTAGAAAATTCTGCGCTCAGGTGCACGAGAAATGCGATAGATGACCAATGCATCTTCGATCATCTTTAATTGGTTGACTGGCTTAATTGCTTTGTGCAAATAAGACATCATCATGTTTGTATTTGCATCAACATAACCAGATGGCGCATACACAACTGAATCTAATGCAAGTCTAACACCCTGTGTTGTTTGTTCATTAATACCTTTATCATTATAAAGATAGTATTCTTCAATATCTTTAATGACATCAACACCAGTTTTTGGATTCTTTTCTTTCTTGATATTTTTGATACGACGAATTTTACGAGGATCAATATATCTTAATTCTTGAATACCTTTTTTAATATTTTTTTCATCTATAAGAATTTGAAAATATAACCTTCCATCAATGTACCATGTACGGAAGACTTCATGAGCATTCTGAGAAAATTTCAGAAGACGCAATATATTTTCAAATTCTTCTGTAATTTTAGTCTTGATAGAAGATGATGCTTTAAGTTCATCTAATACAATTTTTACAGAAGTTTGATCTTCATTAGCAACAATAGCTTCATTAACAATATCCTCAATGGCACCATCACAGTCGCTGTACTGAGCAACTTCACGATAACGACGGATAAGATCGTTTTCGTTTTTAATGACACCTTCTAGATCCATGACCATACCGTAGTATCCACCAGCATTTACGCCAGAGTTTACTACGGTTGCGCCTGTATCTATAGAGGTAGGAGTTACAACACTCTGTATCTCCTGCTCTTTTTTACGATTTATTTCAAAACCAAACAATTGCATAATGTATAACCCTCAAGTTAATTTAATAATTAAATGCCAGCGCCACTACCGATAGGGAACGATCCAATTGGTGTGTTAATAGTTGTGCTAACACCGAAGCCAGCAGCAGCACCAGTAACAGATGTAAAGAAGTTGTATGTAAATTCTACATCAAACTGTTCAATAGCATTTTGTTGTTCGAAATCTAGAGCAACTGCAGAGATAGCAGTTGGGAATGCATCAACAAATGTATAAGATTTGATTGTTGCGCCATTACGATCTAGTTGGTGAACTTGCAAGTCAACTTGATAGTCAGTTGGGTTAACACGACCATTAGTTGCATTGTAGTTCTGGATACCAGACTGCCATTGTTCTAGAGCATTACGGATACCAAAAGTAGTATCGTTGTATACAGTAATAGTCCATGGTTGAAATGTTCTTTCACCAGCAAAGTTAACTGGGCGACCACGATAAAGAACAGGGATGTTCTCGATAGTAGAAGCAGGTAACTGGGCAGCTTTACACAAGAACTGTGCTCTCTGTCCAGCAACCACACCCAATGTAACAAAATTTGGGAAAGAAAGGTCTACACGAAATTGATTGGGACGAGCACCGCCCCCGATCATTTGTGCTTTGAAGTCAGCAATATTTGCCATTTAATTCTCCTTGTATTCTTCTATTTATCTTGTTTACGCACCAACTTCATTGAAACTCACAGAAGAGCGAGCAGCAACAAAGTTAAGAGTGATAAAGTTAATAGAACGATTTGGCTTAACGAAGATATCAGCAACGAATTGATTAGCATCAATGACCTGACCAGTATTATTAGACTCATCGCATTTAACAACGAACTCAGTAATACCACGACGACCCTGAACATCACGCAAGAATGGTTCTACTAGATTCTTAAACTGCGCACGAGTGAAGCTGTCGTTAAATTCGAACAACTGGTATTTTGCTGCAGTAGCGATTGCCTTTTCCATAACGATGAATAAACGACGCACATTGATACGATCAAATGCGCTTGGCTTAGTCAATAGAGTTTTATCTCCATAAAGAACAGTACCTTCTCCTGGGAAATTAACCACAGGATTAATACCTTTCTTGTATAAGATATCACGATCTGTCTTAGTTGGGTTGTGTGCTAATTTAACAACACCCTTAACTTGACCACGATTTAAACCACCTGGAGAGAACCATGGGTCATTAGTGTAGTCAGTACGAGCACATAGACCAGCAGTATCACCATTTAATGGAACCCAACGATATACATCGTTGTAGCGATCATATTGGTACTTGTAACCTGAATCCATAACACCGTAAGATGAACTGATAATTAGATCACGGTATGCAGTGATTTGAGTAGTAGCTGTTGATCCTTGTCCGATAATAACTTCACCAGTAGAAGTATTTTGTGGAGAGGCAAACGCTACACAATCAAGACGAACATTGCATATATTTTGAATAATGTTATTAGCTAGGGAACCAGAACATTTACCTAATGGTAGTAGGGAAATATCATACTGACCATCATCTGCAAATAACATCCATGCAGTTTCAAGTTGTCCATCATTAGCTGTTAACGCATCAACACCACCAGACAAGCTACGATTAATAGCAACAGGAATTAAACCGAATGTTAATCCTGCAGAAGCAGTAACAGTAGAACCCCAGTTAGTAGTTGAAGATGAAATAAATGTTAAAATTGCAGTACCGTTTGTGATTGCGCCAGTAGTATGAGTTGGTGCAGTAGATGGGTGACTAGTACCAGCAGTGCTAACGATATAAGAGTTACCACCCTGTGTAAGAATTTGACCCTTTACATATGCAGTAGATTGAGCAAAAGCAGTAGAGATAGCAGACTGGTCAACATGATCCATCCACCAGATATAGTCTGATGTTGCATTAATAACATCTTTGTAGAAGTTATTAGTACCATCAGCTTTTCTGCAGTCAGATGCTTTAGATACAAAAGCAAATTTTTCTAAAGTAGCACCTTGAATACCAGTCCATAGACCATCTTCATCAACAACGATAACATGCATCTCATCAGATGATCCACCATTAGCAAGAGCATAAGATGAAGATGCAGGAGCACCATCAAATTCGTCTTTATAAACCCAAGCAGCATATGACTGAGAATCTGCCATCGATACTTTAAGAGAGTTTCCTAGAGCACCTGGATATTTTGCAGCAAATTCACCGAATACACCCTGACCTGTTGAATAAGCAGAAAGGTAATCTGAAGCATTATTAATCTTTACACCACCAGTTGTAATGGTAGCAGTACCAAGAGCAGTCACGCCAGATGGAGGAGCAGCAACAGTTACTGTTGGTGCAGAAGTATATCCAGAACCAGCGTTAGTAACAGTAATACCAGTGATACTAGAAGCACTAAGAGTGATAGTACCAGCAGTAGCATTAGTACCATTGCCAGAAATAGTAGCTGTTGGAACAGCTGTATAGCCAGTACCAGCAGTAGTGATAGTGATACCAGATACAGCACCAGAAGTAATAACAACAGTACCTACTGCGGTAACTCCACCAGCCACTTGAGGGGCAGAGAATACAACTGTAGCAGCTGAGTAACCAGATCCGCCAGCAGCGATTGTCACACCAGTAACACCACCACCAGATAATGTTGCAGTACCAGTAGCTGTTACACCACCAGCAATTGATGGAGCAGCAAAAGTTACAGCAGGTGCAGCTGCAGCTGAAGTATAACCAGAACCAGCAGTACCAACTGCAACAGAAGTTACAGTACCAGAACTAGTTGAAACAGAATTTCTTGCTGCGGTTACATCAGCACGACAGACTAACAAGTTGTTAGTATAAGATAGGAAGTTTGCTGCTGTGAAAAAGGCTTGAGCATTAGCATCTTGTGGCTTACCAAAATAACGAACTAATTCGTTCTCTGATGACACTGTGAAGGGAGCCATAACTGGACCCCATGCAAATGTTCCTGCAAAAGCACCGACAGAACTAGATACTGCTGGTACGATTGAAGTGAAATCTTTTTCTACGACTGCAACGCCTGGAGATAGTTGAAACGGCATTGTATTTCTCCTTGTTAATAAGTTTTACCTTTAGACAAAATCATGTCTACATTTTATTTAGTTTTTATTGGTTTTCTCAAAAATTTAGTGGTGGACTTTCTGGTCCACCATCGTCATAAAACCCAAATGGAGTTAATTCATCTTCGATGGCTTGTATTTGTTTCTTATACATTATTTCTCTAAGGTTAACATTATTTAGGTCTTTAAAATAGCTGTTAGTTGTTAGCCAACTAAACAAGACTAATGGCATAACTAGGTCATCATGATAGCCTTCGTCAGCTTCGTAAGAACCCTTCTTTTCGATGAAAGTAGAGATCTCAGATATAGTATCAGCGTCATTAACAATTAACTTGTTTTCTTCCACCAATGCTTTGAAATTGTGACATCCAATTCGTTTGATTTTCTTATCGGTAACTACTCCCAATTGAGTCTTACCTCCACCAAAACCACCCGATACATTTTGTCCATTAGTATGTCGAGTCACAAACAATATATTTTCGTATTCTAATTCGCTGTATAAAATATGTGCAACCTGTTCTGAGATGTTTATCTCAAGTAAGATAAACGCTTGATTGTAATCCATACCTACTTTGTAGAGTACGGATGGATACAATATAGGACTAATCTCATTATTGCGATATTTCCCTACCATTCTATAAGGAACTTCAGTTATATCAATAATAGTGAAGGCAGAATAATCCCCACCAACACCCTTTGCCACATCGGCTACCATAACATATGTATGTCCAGCCGATGGTTTCTCATAGATATCTAATCCATCCTTTTGATGAATTATTACATCAGGACTCATCTTTGCAATTACATCTGCTTTGATTAAAGTTAATGATGATCCTAAGAATTTACATAGAACCTCTTGAGTGAATTTAAGTTCACCCAATTGTCTTCTTTGTTCGTTTGCCCACTTTTCATCTCTTCCTGGAATCTCCCAGTAAGGAATAAACAATGGAACGAATCCGTTTCTGCCTTTTTCAGCATCACTCCAATACTTCCAGAAGTGATTGTATCCCAGTGGTGTAGAACTAAGAAGAATCTTTGTAGTTTCACCAGCAGAAATAACTGGGAAAATAGATGTAAAGAATTCTTCAGCCACATTGTTTGGAATGATTGCAGCCTCATCAACATAAAGTAAGTTTACAGATTTACCACGAATACCAGACTTACCTGTTGCTGCAGTGAATACCTTTGAACCATTTTCTAATTCAATGTCACCCTTGTTCCAAGTAGTAACACCTTGTTGCATCCATTGAGGAAGCATCTCATACATTGTCTGATAACGATCCAAAACTTCTCTTGCAGCTGTTGCTTTGTTTGCTAGAATAGCCACATTCTTGTTTGGCTGGAATAGAGTATACCATAAAATGTATGCAGCCGATGTAGTTGTCTTACCTTGCTGTCTACCTTCCATCAAAATAACCCTGCGGTTATTATGAATGATATTTACTTTATTCTTCTGACACTCGTATAACTTAAATAACTGTAGACCATGATCCAGCGTAACAATCTGACAGTAGTTCTCAATAAAATAAATCGGATCCTGCGAACACTTGATATATTCTTGGATGTTTTCTGGAGTAAATTGTACTGTTACTCCAGCTGCCTTTAAATTCGAATTCGCATTATATACTTGTGCCATTTTTAAAAGTTGAATTCCCAACTCTCAGTATTAACTGTAGCATTGGTTGTATCACCCTCTGCTGTAAAAATTCTATTTGGGGATGAAAAATCTTCGTTCTGACCAATGTTAGCATATACGGTATCAATAACATTTTTACCACCGATAGCACCAAACAGATTAGCCTTCATTTGGAATTGTAGAGTATGAGTCACAAATCTGCGAGTTTGAAAGTCGCCATCGTAATCATCTTGGACATTAACACTATTTAGTATAATAGGAACATCTAACTTTACATTCATGTCTGGTACTGCATTGATAGTAAGAGTATACTCAGGTGTGAATGTTGGAAGGATCTGTTCTATAATTTGTAGACCATCTTCCTGACTTTTAGTAAGGATGTATAAAGAAATATCGATATTGTAAGGTACAGGTGTATACATGGTCGAAACACCAGTAGTTTCATCACCACATTTTATTTGCTGCATACGATTTAGTTTTCGTGTAGCATCGTAAGAGTATCCAATAATTTCGAAGGACATTCTTGGCAGAGTCACATATGTATTATTGTCTAAGTTTGGATCTGAATCTAAACGAACCAACCATTTTTCTTTTGGAGCATACGCAAGAGGAACTTGGATTCTCTGTGCAGTAGTTCCTGTAACAGAGTCGCCTTGTTTACGATCGATATAAATGTCACTAAACAAACGACCAAAAGCCACTATGCTTTTACGAATAATA